TCCCGGTCCAACAGGCCCAACTGGCCCCACTGGACCAACAGGCGCTGATTCAACTGTCCCTGGCCCCACCGGGCCTACAGGTCCAACCGGACCCACCGGACCTACTGGGCCTACAGGTCCAACTGGGCCAACAGGCGCTGATAGTAATGTTCCCGGCCCTACTGGTCCTACGGGACCTACAGGCAATCCCGGTCCCGCTGGCCCTACCGGACCTACAGGCCCGCAGGGTGATGTTGGCCCCACTGGCCCCACTGGACCTACCGGACCTCAAGGAAACATTGGTCCTACTGGACCAACTGGGCCTACGGGTGATCAGGGTATTCAAGGTGTTCAGGGTCCAACCGGGCCTACCGGACCAACGGGGCCTACGGGACCTACTGGGCCTCAAGGTGATATTGGTCCTACAGGACCTACTGGACCCACAGGCACACAAGGAAATGTTGGACCCACCGGGCCTACAGGTCCCAAGGGCAATTCATCTAGCCTGTTTCTTTACATGGCAAACACTGGGGCCACATCTGGTTATCCCGGTGACGGTGACATTCTTTGGCAGAATGCTACTCAAACAAGCTCAACGTATATCAATGTCAGCCACCTGACAGACGATGGTACAGACGTTGACCTGTTTTTGGCGCTTTTGACCATCACAGAACAAATTATTATTCAAAGCCAGAACAACAGTGCAGATTTTCAAATTTGGACAATTTCTGGCACTCCAATCCACTTCAATGCTGGCACGGCTACAGCTTATTGGCAGTACCCTGTCACGTTGGTGGATTCCGGCGGCGTTGGAACAACCAACTTCTCCAATGGCGATGCGCTGTTTCTGGCGTTGGTGAACGGCGTTACCGGCCCGACTGGTCCTCAAGGGCCTACTGGACCCACCGGGCCAAATGGGCCTACGGGACCAACCGGACCTACTGGTCCAACTGGTGCCGACAGTACGGTGCCGGGTCCAACAGGTCCCACAGGGCCAACTGGTGACACTGGTCCCACAGGCCCAACAGGTGCGCCCGGTTATATTGGTATGGACGGTCCAACAGGGCCTACCGGACCCACGGGCAACCCCGGACCCGCAGGACCAACTGGTCCGACAGGGCCACAAGGAAATGTTGGGCCGGGAGGACCCACAGGCCCAACTGGACCGCAGGGTGATGCAGGCACGGCTGGTCCAACAGGCCCAACTGGAAATACGGGTGCGGCTGGTAGCACAGGACCCACAGGTCCAACCGGGCCTACTGGCGCGGCATCAACTGTTGCTGGCCCAACTGGGCCTACTGGCCCTGCTGGTGCAACAGGGCCTACAGGTTCTATCTATCCAACTGGTGGTTCGCCGGATCGTATTTTCTATGAAAACCAGATCACGGTCACAGCAAGTTATACGATCAGTACCAACTACAATGCTGGTACGTTTGGCCCGGTGACAATCAACTCAGGTGCGGTTGTCACTATTCCATCCGGCAGTGTATGGACTATCGTATAATTCCAACGACGAGGGGGCGTCATGGAAGATCGCTTGAAGATTTGCGTCTATGCAATCAGCAAGAACGAAGCGCATTTCGTGCAGCGTTTTTGCGAGTCTGCCAAAGACGCTGACATGATCCTTATTGCAGATACGGGGTCAGATGATGGACTTCCTGAAGAAGCAGCTTCATATGGCGCTTTCGTTCACCATATCTGTATCACTCCATGGCGTTTTGATCTGGCTCGTAATGCCGCTTTAGCGCTTATCCCGCGTGACATGGATGTCTGCATCTCGTTAGACATTGACGAGGTGCTTCAACCCGGTTGGCGTGAAGAGATTGAACGTGTGTGGAAGAAGGGTGAAACAACCCGCCTGCGCTACATGTTTGACTGGGGCTGCGGCATTCAATTCTACTATGAGAAAATCCATGCGCGTCACGGCTATATGTGGCATCACCCGTGCCATGAATACCCCATCCCAGATGGACGCATCACGGAAGTCTGGGCGCAGACGGATATGCTTTTGGCTGTCCACTATCCAGACCCCACAAAGTCTCGCGGCCAGTACATGGACTTGCTTGAGTTGTCCGTTAGGGAAGACCCGGAATGCCCCCGGAACGCCTTCTACTATGCTCGCGAGTTGAGCTTCCATGGCCGTTGGCGAGAAGGAATTGAGGCTTGTGAAAAGTATCTCAAGCTTCCCCGCGCCACATGGATGAACGAACGCTGCTATGCGTATCGTGTCATGGGCCGCTGCTACAATGATCTTGGCGAGCCATGGAACGCCGAAAAGGCATTTCAAATGGCTGCATCTGAGGCTCCCAATACCCGTGAGCCGTGGTGTGAACTTGCTATGCTCATGTACCGCCAGCACCGTTGGGAAGAATGCTTTGCCTATGCCATGCGTGCTTTGCGGATTACGGATAGATTGAAGGTTTACACTTGTGATCCTCTGGTTTGGGGATTCCAGCCTCACGATCTAGCTAGTATTGCTGCTTGGCATCTTGGCTTGCATCAAAAGGCTCTTGAACAGGCAAAAATTGCCCATGAAATGGAGCCTAATGATCTTCGTTTGAAGGCAAACCTAGAGTATATTCAGGCGGCCATTGAGGGGGGCAAACAAGAGGCGGCTTAAATGGACGGGCAGACCCTTATCAATGCGGCTTTCGGCATTATTCTAGCTGGTGGTGGTTGGTTTGCCCGTGAGCTTTGGGGTGCGGTTAAAGAACTGCGTAACGACATCCATAAGCTAGAGGTTGATCTGCCCAGCAATTACATCCGCCGCGACGAGTTCCAAGAGGGCATTAAAGAGCTCAAAGACATCTGCCGTCAGATTTTTGACAAGGTAGATAGCCTTGAGAAGAGAAAGGCTGACAAATGAGTACCCCAGAAGAGAAGCAAGCCAAAATTGCTGAAGACATGGCAGCTAACGCTTCCAAGGGAGCTTTGGTTGAAAAGATTGTCTTTGCTGGCGTCCCAATTCTGTTTTCTTGCGTTGTTTATCTAATGAACTCGCTTTCATCTGCTAACAGCGAAATCATTCAACTAAAGGCGAAGATTGCAGTTGTAGTGAATGCTGACAACAAGGCTATTCCCCCGCAGGGTACAACCATAGACATGGCCCAAATTCGTGAGCATCTGAGCGAACAGATTGCTAAAGTTGACAAAGAAGCTGCCCTATCACGTGCTGCTATGACATTAGACCGCGAACGGTCTATGGCTGCGGTAGAGAAGAATCGCATGGAAATGGCGGCTGACGCTGCGGGCGCTCGCGCTGCTATTCGCCTTGAAATGGCTAAAGGCTTGGCTGAACTTGAACGCCGCATCTCCCTTCTTGAACAAAGAGGAAAATAATGGACCCAGCGACTATTACGCTGGTCTTTGGGGTAGCGAAGGGGGCTTACGAGGCTATCAAGGCCGGGATCAAAATTGGTAAAGAAATCCAAGGCATGGCAGGGGATATCGCCAAGCTATATGGGTCTGTTGCCAAGCTGACTTCAATGTCAGCCAATCCGCCCAAGCCAAAACTCTTTTCCAAAATGTCTGCGGAAGAGATGGCAATGGATATTGTCGTCAAACGAAAGCAGGCGGAGGAATGGTTCAATCAAATCAAAAACGAGTTCGTCGCAACCTATGGCATCCGGGGGTGGCAGGAGGTGGAAAAAGAATTGGTCCGCATCCAAAAAGAGCAAAAAGCGGCCAGAGAGCGGGTTCAAAAAGAAGCTGAAGAGTTTCAACGGGAAGTGGCAATTATATGCTTAATTGGTGGCATTGTGATATGCTTGATTGTAGGCGTATTCATGGTTGCCCTATCACTCTAGGAGGGGAAAATGGACCTTCTGAAGACTTTTGGCCCTCTTTTGGGTCAGGTAGCCCCTACTCTTGCCACGGCTCTTGGCGGTCCTCTGGCTGGTATGGCGGTCAAAACCCTTTCCAACGTGCTTTTGGGCCATGAAAATGGCTCTGAGGACGATGTGAAGGTTGCTTTGGAAAATGCCTCGCCAGAGACATTGGCCCAGCTGAAACAGATTGATGCGGATTTTAAGGTCCGAATGAAGGAGCTGGACATTGATCTGGAGCGAATTGCTGCCGGGGATCGTGACAGCGCCCGTAAAATGCAGACAGCTACTCAGGACTGGGTGCCGCGCATGTTGGCCCTCCTGATTACGGTTGGATTCTTTGGCATTTTGGTGTGGATGCTGATGAAGGGAATGCCCCAAACTGGCACAGAAGCACTGCTTATGATGCTTGGTGCCTTGGGAACAGCTTGGACTGGAGTGATCAACTTCTATTACGGCTCTAGCGCCGGGTCTAAGGAAAAGAACAATCTTCTTGCCAATAAG